ATCCTAATGCTAGCAAACAAGCAGGCACTCTATTAAATAAAAACCTTGAATATGCTCAAGGATTAGTTGAACACTTACAAAAATTAAAAGGCATGAAGACAGGTGGTCTAGCTACCCTACTTTAATATTGAAAAAAGAACTACTAGAACAACTACCTGAGGATGTCCTCAAGGAACACTTAGAACTGACCGAAAGGTTAGCAGAAATAGAACGTGTTGAAACTTGTCAAAATGAATTTTTAACTTTTGTTAAAAGTCAGTGGCCACAGTTTATAGCTGGTGCACACCATGCTAAAATGGCAGATGCTTTTGACCGTATAGCGAAAGGTAAAATTAAAAGGCTTATTATTAATATGCCACCACGGCACACGAAGAGTGAATTTGCTTCTCATTACTTTCCTGCGTATTTAGTGGGGCGTAACCCAAGTTTAAAAATACTACAAGCCACGCACACCGCAGATTTAGCAGTTAAGTTTGGTAGAAAAATTAGGGACTTAATGTTAACAGAAGACTTTCAAAAAATATTTCCTGATGTACTCATTAACCCAGATTCAAAAGCAGCAGGTAAATGGGAAACTCAAGATAAACGTGACCCAAAACGAAAGGGCGAGTACTATGCTGCTGGTGTAGGTGGTGCGTTAGCGGGACGTGGTGCGGACTTATTTATTATTGATGACCCTCACTCAGAACAAGACGCACTAAACCCTAAGTCTATGGAAGATACGTATGAGTGGTATACTTCTGGTCCAAGGCAAAGGTTACAGCCAGGAGGTGCCATTGTTATAGTCATGACACGTTGGAACGTTAACGATTTAACAGGTAGACTTTTAAAAGATATGGCTCGTGATCCTAAAGCAGATCAATGGGAACTTATTGAGCTTCCTGCTATATTGCCTAGTGGCGACCCACTATGGCCAGAGTATTGGTCAAAAGAAGAACTAGAAAGTGTACAAGCTACGTTAAGAGGTGGTCCTAAATGGCACGCTCAATACATGCAGAACCCTAGTTCAGAAGAAGGTGCCTTAATAAAACGTGAGTGGTGGCAAGAATGGACTAATGAAAAACCGCCACGTTGTGAATATCTAATACAAAGTTATGATACCGCATTTTTAAAACGTGAAATGGCAGACTATTCAGCTATTACTACTTGGGGAGTATTTTACCCAGAAGGTAGTCTAGGTGAAAATTACTATGACGGTACAGCTCCACATATTATTTTATTAGACGCTATAAAAGGTAGGTACAGTTTTCCTGAACTAAAAGCTATAGCCCTAGAACAATATAACGAATGGCAACCTGACGTAACTATTATAGAAGGTAAAGCAAGTGGTATGCCCTTAACACAAGAATTACGAAATATAGGTATACCTGTACAAAACTTTACTCCAAGCAAAGGCAATGATAAAGTAGCTAGAGTAAACGCAAGTGCACCTTTATTAGAGTCAGGTATGGTTTGGGCACCTGATACTAAATGGGCACACGACGTTATAGAAGAATGTGCGATGTTTCCTGCTGGTGATCATGATGACTTAGTCGACTCAACCACACAAGCACTATTACGTTTTAGGCAAGGTGGATTTGTAAAACTACCTAGTGACTATGAAGACGAAGAGCTATATCCTAGAAGAAAAATAAGTTATTATTAACCCATGGCTATAGAAAGACAAAATCTCCAAGAAGGTGGCTTACCTCAAGAACTCCAAAATCAAATTGAGGAAACTCTAGAAGTAGAACTTCCCGAGGAGATGGACATACAAGGTGAGCAGACTACAGCTTTTGAAGTTGATCCGTCTGGTAACTTAGTTCCTTTATTTGAAGAGGAAGAAATAATAGTTACTGAACATCAAGTTAATTTAGCAGAAGTTATTGATCCTTCATCTTTACAAACTTTAGCCAGTGAACTAGTTGACGCTTTTGAGCAAGATAAAGATTCACGTAAAGACTGGCTTGATGTATTTACTAAAGGTTTAGATCTATTAGGTATAAAAACCGAGGAGAGGGAAGAACCTTTTCCTGGAGCTACAGGTGTACATCACCCACTATTGAGTGAGTCAGTAACACAATTTCAAGCTCAAGCCTATAAAGAATTATTACCTAGTGGCGGTCCAGTAAAAACACGTGTCATGGGTAACGAAAGCCCAGAAGCAATGGATCAAAGTCAGCGTGTAAAAGAATTTATGAACTATCAAATCACTGAGGTTATGCAAGAATATGACCCAGAGATGGACAGTTTACTATTTTATCTACCTTTAGCTGGTAGTGCATTCAAAAAAGTTTATTACGACAACCTATTAGGTAGAGCTACCAGTAGGTTAGTTAAAGCTGAAGACTTAGTAGTAGCTTATGAAACTACAGATTTAGAAACTAGCCCTAGATTTACCCATGTTATTAGCATGACTGGTAATGATTTAAAGAAACTACAAATGAACGGTACGTATAGAGACATACAAATCGGTGAATCAGGGGTAGATTTAGAATATAACGAAGCAAAAGAAAAGATTGATGAGCTGCAAGGTATTCAACCACCGTTAGCAGACTATAATGAGTACTCAGTTTTAGAACTACATGTCAATTTAGAGCTCCCAGACATAGATAATTACGGTTTTGCGGTGCCATACATCGTAACTATCCTAGAAGATAGCGATGAAATACTCTCAATACGACGTAATTGGGAGCAAGGTGACGAGTTATTCCGTAAAAAAGAGTATTTTGTACACTATAAGTTCCTTCCAGGACTTGGATTTTATGGTTTTGGCTTAATTCACATGATAGGAGGGCTTACTAAGTCCGCTACATCAATTTTACGTCAGTTAATTGACGCTGGAACGCTAAGTAATTTACCTGCTGGCTTTAAAGCACGTGGTATGAGAGTACAAGGCGAAGATGAACCTTTACGTCCTGGTGAATTTAGGGATGTTGACGTTCCAGGAGGCACAATCCGTGATGCATTGATGCCTTTACCTTATAAAGAGCCTAGTAATGTACTAACTCAGTTATTAGGAGTTATTATTGACTCTGGTAGAAGGTTTGCTAGTATTGCAGACATGCAAGTAGGTGATATTGGTAGTCAACAACTACCTGTAGGCACTACAGTAGCTATGTTAGAACGTGGCACTAAGGTAATGTCCGCCATACACAAGCGTTTACACTTTGCTCAAAAGAAAGAATTTAGGCTTTTAGCTAAAATTTTCTCTCGTAGCTTACCTCCTGTTTACCCTTATGATGTTCCAGGAGCAAGTAGAGAAATAAAAGCTACAGACTTTGACGATAGAGTAGATATTGTTCCTGTTAGTGACCCTAATATCTTTAGCATGGCACAAAGGGTGATGTTAGCTCAACAAGAACTACAAATGGCACAGGCAGCACCGCAAATACATGATTTACGAGAAGCCTATAAGCGTATGTACGAAGCACTAGAAGTAAAAGACATAGACGGCATACTTCCGCCTGTACAAGAAATACCGCCTCGTGACCCAATCAGCGAACAACAAGCAGCCATGACAGGACAACCTATTAAAGCGTTTGAGTTCCAAAATCACGATGCGTATATTGCTGCACATAGTTCTTTCTTACAGAATCCTATGGTAGCTCAAAATCAAACAGCACAATTAGCTATAGGTGCAAATATACAAGAGCACCAAGCTATGTTGTATAAGCAACAAATAGAACAAGTACTAGGGCAACAACTACCAGAACTTGGTAATCAAATACCACCAGAAGTTATGAATGAGTTAGCTCTACTTGCAGCTCAAGCTACTCAAGTGGTGACTGGTCAAGCTCAGGCTATGGCTCAAGCACAGCAAATGGCACAGACGAATCCTATAGTAGAGTTAAAACAACAAGAAATAGCACAAAAAGCACAGTCTGATGCCTTAAAATCTCAAGTAGATTTAGCTAAAATAGAATCAAATGAAGCTATCGCAGAAATGAAGATAGCTCAAGATAGGGAGGAAGCTCTAATGAAAGAAAAAGAGAGCATCCGTAAAACTTACGCCGAGTTACTAAGAGATGTTAGAAACTCAGACAACCAAAATAGAGGAATTTAAAATGCCAGGACAACAAAGAGGAAAAATGAAAATACCAGCAGGCAATGCTAACCGTAGACGAGCGATGTGTGGCGGTGAGATGATGGCTAAAGGTAAAAAGAAAAAGAAAGCCATG